GATCTGAAATACTACCATTTAAAAATAGCTAAGGATGTTAAAGATGAAGGCTCGACGGCTACGATTTACGGTACAGAACTACACACGGCTGCGGAAAACTTTATCAAGGAAGGCACTCCGATTCCGGCGAGGTTTGCTTTTCTCCAACCTGTTCTGGATTCTCTCGTCAGAATTGAAGGACAGAAGCATTGCGAAATCAAGATGGGAATCGCGAAGAGAGACGGCAAATTCGCGCCGTGCGATTTCTTTGCTAAGGATGTATGGTGGCGGGGGATTGCAGACTTACTTATCATCAACGAAGCAAAACAACAAGCCTACTTAGTTGACTACAAGACGAGTAAAAACGCCAAGTATGCAGACACTAAGCAGCTTGACTTGTTAGCAGGGGCGGTGTTCACGCACTTCCCTAAGGTGATGGAGATTAAGTCTGCGTTGTTGTTTGTGGTTAGCAACGAGATGGTAAAGAAAGAACACGAACACATCATGCGTTCCTCATACATGAACGTCATGGAACCAGAGCTAGTAAGACTTGAAGCAGCAATTAAAAACGATGTATGGAACGCTAACGCTGGGCCGCTATGTAAGTTCTGTCCAGTAACAACATGCACACACAATCGAAAGGGCTAGCCATGCCATACGTAAACAAACCTAGGCCGTACAAGAAAGAATACGAGCAACAGAAAGAACGTGGTGAGTTACCCACAAGGATGGAGCGACAACGTGCGCGTAACGAGATGGACAAGAAGGGCATCGACCGTACAGGCAAAGACATAGACCATACGATACCGCTTAGCAAAGGTGGCACTAATGCACCGAGTAACTTGAAGCTAAAGAAGCCAAGCGAGAATCGTTCGTTTAGTCGTAACTCAGACCACACGGTTAAGAAGAACAAGCCAAAAGCAAAATGAAACGTGAAATGAAACTCGATAAAGCCAAAGCAATATGGCTGCTAAAAATTGGGTCAAGAGGTGTTGGTTTTCAAGAGCGAATGGTGTGGGGGTGGGAAGACAAATTACTATATGAAGCACACAAGGTACTTGCAAACAACAAATGTTTTGTATACGACACAACAACACAAACAATAAAACTTAACCGCAACTAAATGCAAATCGTAAACGACAAGGTAATAGTGATAAGAACTAGACGACCGCATCTAGTCACCGAAAAGATCAAGAAGAGCAAGATCATCGGTTGGCTACCGGATGGGCTGCATGACGTCGCTGTTTTCTTTGGGCTTAAAGAAGCGCAAGAGCTTACTAGCCTGAAGATTAAGAACGTACCTAGCACCATCACAAGAGACTACAACTGGCCCGGCCTACACAAGCCGTTTAACCATCAGAAAGAAACAGCAGCGTTCTTAACACTGCGCAAAAAAGCATTCTGTTTTAACGAGCAAGGTACGGGTAAGACAGCAGCAGTAATCTGGGCGGCTGACTATTTAATAAAGTTAGGCTTGGTTCGTCGAGTGCTTATCATCTGCCCTTTGTCGATTATGAAATCTGCATGGCAAGCAGACTTGTTTAAGTTCGCTGTACATAGAACAGTAGACATAGCGTATGGCAAGAAAGAGCAACGCGCTAAAGTCATACTCGGTGATGCAGAGTTCGTCATCATTAACTTTGACGGTGTTGATATTGTTAAGGAAGAGATTGCTAATGGTGGGTTTGATTTAATCGTTGCAGACGAAGCGTCAGCATACAAGAACATACAGACTAACCGATGGAAAGCATTGAAGACGTTGGTTACACCAGACACATGGTTGTGGATGTTGACTGGTACACCCGCTGCGCAGTCCCCTGTCGATGCGTATGGTCTGGCTAAGCTAATCAACCCTGACGGCATACCTAAGTTCTATGGGCAGTTCCGTGACAAGGTGATGGAGAAGGTTGGGCAGTTTCGTTGGATACCACGCAAGGACTCTGAAGTAACTGTGCATAACGCACTACAACCTGCGATACGCTTTGAGAAGAAACAGTGCTTAGACTTACCGGATGTAACGTACGTAGAACGCGATGCACCATTGACGACGCAACAAAAAAAGTATTACGAGATACTTAAGCAGCAAATGATTATGTCAGCGGATGGTGAAGATGTTACGTCTGTTAACGCAGCAGTAAAACTAAATAAACTGTTGCAAATATCGGGCGGTGCAGTTTATTCTGACGATAGGCAAGTAATTGAATTTGATGTATCGAATCGTTTAAACGTAGTGCAAGAGGTCATAGAAGAAGCTAGCCATAAGGTGCTAGTGTTTGTACCCTTTACTCATACGATAGCATTACTCAAAGAGCATCTGACTAAGTCTGGTATCGCCTGTGAAGTTATTAGCGGACAAGTAACAGTTAACAAACGACATGACATTATTAATAGGTTTCAGACCGACCAAAATACTAAGGTATTAATAATTCAGCCGCAAGCAGCATCACATGGACTAACACTAACCGCAGCAAATGTAGTAATCTGGTACGCACCTGTCACTAGTGTTGAAACGTATCTTCAAGCTAATGCACGAATTGACAGACCCGGACAGAAAAACCCGATGACTGTTGTACATATAAAAGGTAGTGAAGTCGAAAGACGAATGTACGCCATGCTTAGGGGCAACATAACAAACCATAATAAGATCATTGAGTTGTATAAGCAGGAAATAGAATCAAAATAGCCCAGCCGGAGGTGGCGCATATAACACCGGCAGCGGGGGCTAGAGCCTTTGACATTGCAGCATACCTCTCTAGTGACCCCGCACTTTTATTAACCGAAGGAGCTAAGCATGAACAAACTAGTACTTATCATTCCACTTGCGCTAGTAGGATGCGCATTCAGCGATTCATACAACCCACCAAACTCAACCCTTGTAGTTGATAAAGAAGTACAAGGTATGAGTCGTAACGAAGTCATTCTTGCTATTAACGAGTGCGAATCTAATCGTACCCGTGCAGTAGTCATCATGGCTAAACGCAAAATTTCTGGACGCACGACAGACATAGTTACTGACGTCACATGCGCACCTAAGTACACATACTAAGGAGCTGTCATGGACGATGTTTCTACTAGTAAGCTATCGTCTATCTACCTAAAGATACGCGATGCAAGGTCGGAGTTGAAAGCAAAGTACGAAGAAGAAGATAAGCAGTTAGAAGCACAGATGGACGTGATTGAAGCTAAGTTGTTGGATATATGTAAAGCAACTGATGCCGATAGTATCAAAACCCAAGCAGGTACAGTAATGCGTAGAGTAGCGACTCGCTACTGGACTAACGATTGGGATTCAATGTATGAATTCGTCAAAGAGAATGACGCTTATGGTTTGTTTGAGAAGCGCATAAGCCAGACGAACATGAAGCAGTTTCTTGAAGAGAACCCCGACAAATTCCCTAAGGGTATGTTGTTGGACAGTGCATATAAAATCACCGTAAGGAGAAGCAACAAATGAACAACGACGTTTCCATTTTCAAGAACCGCGACGTAGCGGTTGCAGGTAAGAAAGCCCCTAGCGCATTGACTCAGTCATTGATGAAGGGCGGCAGCAAGCTCAAGCGTATCTCGCCACGTAACGGTATGTTTGTTCGTGTAGTTAACGGTGAGACAGCGGGTAAGTTTAAATCGCCGTTGCAAGTGGTATTAGTAGGTGTTGCTCCTGCTGTGCAGCGTACGTTCTACGCTAAAGCCTACGACCCTAATGCTGAGGCTACTGCGCCTGACTGCTGGACTAATGATGGCAACAAGCCTGACGCTAGCATCAAGAACCCACAGGGTAAGACGTGCGAGACCTGCCCACAGAACATCAAGGGTTCAGGCCAAGGCGAGACTCGTGCATGCCGCTTCAAGCGTCGCGTAGCGGTTATTCTGCCAGAGGAAGTAGGCGGCAATAATCATGGCGACATCTATCAGCTTGAGGTAGCATCTAAATCAATCTTTGGTAAGGGCGCTGGGCAGACGTTCCCGCTCAATGCTTACCTTGACTACATTATTGCTAACGGTGAAAACATCGACGGCGTAGTAACTGAGATTGACTTTAACGAGGACAACAATAATCAGTCTATATTGTTCCGTGCAGTGGGCTTTGTAGCAAGCGACCCTGACCTGCAAGATGCAGTTGCTGTCGCAGTTGAATCACCTGACTCACAGAAAGCCGTGGTGCTTAACGTAACCGCTGTGGACAAGGGTGAGGATAGCAACGAGGAGTTTGAACAGAAGCCTAAGAAAGTTCAGGCAGTGGAAGAAGAGGAAGTAGCTGAACCGACCAAACGTGCGTCGAAGAAAGCTGCACCGCCGCCTACAGAAACAAAGAGCTTAGCAGATGTAGTTAGTGCGTGGAGTGACGACTAAGTTTCTCGCGCCGCGTCCTGCGGCTTTCGGGGAGGAGAAATCCTCCCCCTTTTTTTCATCTGAGATAAGACATGGCTGACTTCGACCTTTTAGATGCTGTACTCGCCCCCGAGGGTTGGTACGCAGTAGTAGGCATCAAGAATAAGAAGACGAAACAGCACCTTGTAGAGACTAGAGAAGAGGTAAATGAGCTAGTACAAGCCTTGCTTGAAGATGAGCGTGACGTGTACTTTGGCTGCGCCAAGTACGAAACAGGCGATAACCGCACAGGCGACAATGCAAAGTACTTCAAAGCATTGTGGGTGGATATTGACTGCGGAGAAGATAAGGCAGCATCCGGTGAAGGCTATATAGACCAAGCTACTGGACTACAGGAACTGCAACGCTTCTGTAAGACAATCGGGCTACCCAAGCCCATACTAATTAATTCAGGTCGTGGCATACACGCCTACTGGACGCTTACTGAGGTTATCGGCAGAGATCGCTGGCAACCCATGATAGACCGTCTGGCTGAGCTTTGTAAGATTCACAACCTGATAGCAGACCCCAAGTGCTTTGAACCTGCACGGATACTGCGCGTACCTAACACACTAAACTTTAAGGACACACCACCGTCTGCTGTTACTGTAATAGCTGTAGGAGGCAGCGCAAGTGAGCCTGCTGAGCTACGGGTAACGCTAGGCGTAAGCGATAAGAAGTTCGCCCCAAGAAGGCAGATACAACGCAGTGCCCTGACTCTATCCCTGATGGGCAACCGCATCTCCCGCTTCAAAACCATAATGATGAAGTCGGCGCAGGGCGAAGGCTGCAAGCAGCTAGTGCATTGCTTCCAAAACCAAGACACCATTTCTTACAACCTGTGGCGTAGCGCCTTATCTATCGCGGCATTCTGCGAGGAAGGGGCATCGGCTGCGCACAAGATGTCAGAGCATTACCCCGGCTATGACCCCGAAGAAGTTGAGATCAAGGTGCATGACCTACAGCGTAAGGGTGGGCCGCACTTCTGTGAGACGTTTGAGAAAGAGAACCCTGACGGGTGTACTGGTTGCATACACAAGGGCAAGATTACTACGCCTATCGTACTAGGCAAAGAGATAGCCAAGGCTGAGCCGACCGAAGAAGGCGACTACGAGGTTGAAGCCGAGGAAGAAGAGGAGGTTGTTTCTTACAAAGTACCAGCTTTCCCTTACCCATACTTCCGTGGCAAGACAGGCGGCATCTACATGGAGAAAAGTGACGATGACTCTGTGCTTGTTTATGAGCATGACCTATACGTACTTAAGCGTATGACCGACCCCGAGAAAGGCGAGATGGCGTTGATGCGGCTGCACCTACCTAGGGATGGGGTTAAAGAGTTTGCTATACCTGCAAGTGCTTTGATTGGCAAGGATGAGCCGAAGAAGTGTTT